AATGCCGGGGAAGGGTCCACGCGTCGGCCACGGTCACCAGTAGGTGGCGGGTCGAGTCAGCGTGGTAATGATGGCAGTTCCAACGGTGAAGGAGAGTTCCGACTATCGGCTGAACGTGTGTCTGCGATGAAGGAAGCGGGTATCTGGGACGACAAGGTACGACGCGACAAGATGATCGCCACATACAAAAAGCAAGATCGCGAAAACTCCAACCAACGCTAAAGGAACAAAATCATGGCACAACCCAACCAACAAAAACCCGCCGATGATCGCATTCGGCGTGACAATTCTCCCCAGACGCGCGGGGACAAGAACGTCGAAGACGTATCGCGCTCAAACGAGACTGGACTGACGGACAACCTCGAAGACATTGAAAAAATGTTGGCGAGCGAGTTCGATCAGGTGGCGCTGCCAACGCCGCCTCGCATCCCGGGCTGGCATCTCTGCTGGTTAACCACTGGTTCTCAGTACGATTCGGTTCAAAAACGACAGCGGTTAGGGTACATACCGGTAACTGCGTCTGAAGTCCCATCGTTTGAAACAGGTGGCGCTGCCTCAGCACAATTTGAAGGTGCAATCACTTGCAACGAGATGGTGTTGTTCAAAATTCGCGATGACCGTTATCAGGCCATCATGAAGATGTTCCACCACACCCGTCCTCTCAATGAGGAGCAAAGCATCTACGAACGTGCGATGGCGCAAACTGGCGAGGAAGATAGCTCCGGGCGCCGACTGGGTCAAACCGAAGGCGACGGGTTCACTCAATTGGGCAAGAACATCGCCGTGGCACAACAAGGAGCCCCGACGTTCACGCCCTGATCCGCAAGGAGAAGGCTTATGAGCGCTACTAGCGCCCCCTCTGGTCTGCGTCCGGTCTACCACCCTTCGGGGCTGGATCGTGCACGCGAGTACCCTATGTTGAACAGCTACGCGGTACCGGTCTATAAAAATAGCCCGGTAGCGCTGGTTGCCAACAGCATCAACTTGGCCGCGTCAGCTGCCGACTTCTTGGGCTCGTTTGACGGTGTCACGTACACCGACATCACAGGCAAGCCCACGCTGTCGAACTTCTGGCCGGGTGCCCTTACGGGCGCCACCAACATCACCGCTTGGGTGTGGGACGATCCGCTGACGGTCTTCGAGATCCAGTCACTGGGTTCCATTCCGATCAACTCGATTGGCAAGCAGATCGACCTCGATGGCGCGTCCGTCGGGTCCGGTAGTGCAGCCACCGGGCTGAGCACAGCGATGTGCACCGCCACGCTGATTACCTCCGGCTCGCAGGGTCAACTGCGCATCATGGATATCAGCCTCGCACCAACCAACGCTTGGGGTGACGCCTTCACTGTTCTGCAGGTGCAAATCGCCCGCAGCCAGTTCGTCTCCAACAAGGTCGCTGTCTAAGGAGCACCAGCATCATGAAAAAACTACTGAACTCCTTTGCAGCCATGTCCTTGGTTGTTGCCGCCGCTCTGGCCGCCTTCGCGGTCATCGTGGTGCCCGAGCTGACGCTCCCGGTCCTCTCCGAATTCGCACCCTACGCAGTCATCGCGCTGCTGGTGGGTATGGCTCTGGGTGGCTTGGGTGCATGGCTCAACCCGTCGAGTCTGGTCAGTGCTGCTGCACCGATGCGATCCAACGACTTCCGCTCGATTGTTGAGCCCATCCTGAACGAAGCGTTCGATGGGGTCTACGACCAGCGCAAGGACGAATGGAAGCAGATCTTCAAGGAAAAGCCGGGTATCCCCCGCGCCTACCACGAAGAGCCAGTGATGTACGGCTTCGGTGTGGCTCCACAGCTGCCTGAAGGCCAAGCGGTCACGTACCAACAAGGTGGCGTGCTGTTCAATCAGCGCCTGTACTACCTCGTGTTTGGTCTGGCCTACGCGCTGTCCAAGGTTCTGGTGGAAGACGGCGACCATATCCGTATCGGTCGCATCTTCGCCGAGCACTTGGCTCAATCTCTGGTGGAAACACAAGAGACGCTGGCTGCCAACATCATGAACCGCTCGTTCAACGCGTCCTACACCGGTGGTGATGGCGTCTCGCTGATAAGTACTGCTCACCCAATCGTGGGCGGCACCTTCAGCAACCAGCTGGGATCCCCTGCGGCCCTATCGCAGACCTCGCTGGAGCAGATGCTGATCCAGATCCGCAAGGCCGTTGACAACACCGGCAAGAAGGTTCGTCTCGAGCCCAAAAAGCTGGTTGTGTCTCCTGACAACGTCTTCCAAGCCGAAGTGCTGTTGAAGTCTGTGCTGCGTGCCGGCACGACCAACAACGACATCAACCCGGTGAAGTCGATGGGTGTTCTGGAAAGCGACCCAGCGGTCCTGTCTCGCCTGACCTCGCCCACCGCATGGTGGATCGAGACCAATGCACCGCGTGGCTTGTTCATGCTGATGCGTCGTGCTCTGGAAAAGAGCATGGAAGGCGACTTCGAGACCGACTCGATGCGGTACAAAGCGACGATGCGCTACATCCCCGGATGGATCGATCCTCGCATCATGTACGGCACTCCCGGCGCCTAAAAGCCCGCGAACGCCCCACCGGTTAATGCTGGTGGGGCTTTTTCAAACCCTGAGTGGTTCAAGCCACAAGGAGAAATTAAATGCAAGCATCCGATGACCTGTACCTCGGTACGGCACTGATCCCCTCTGTTTCCGATCCAGCGAATCCTTCGCCGATGACCCAAGGTGTAGGCCCTATGGGCCGCGTATACATCTGGGACACCACCCCCCTGACACTGCAAGCTGCCGGTCTGCGTGCTGCTGCTGCCGTTGGTGGCGCTGGCTCTATCGGCCTGACAGCCGGTACTGGCGTGACCGCCCGCACCCGGGCTGACGGCACCGTCGAGTACGTTCTGGACGTCCCCCGCTGCGTGACCGTGACAGCCGCAGGTGCGAACACCGCGACCTTCACGATCTTCGGCTACGACCTGTATGGCCAGCCAATGAGCCAGCTGATCGCCGCACCAAGCACCAGCACCGTGGCAACCACCAAGGCCTTCAAGACAGTCACCCAGATCGTTGCATCTGGCGCCGCTGGCTCGAACATCAGCTGCGGATACAACGACAAGCTCGGCCTGCCCGTGCGCGTCACTGACGTCGGCTACGTGACCTCGGTCAAGTACAACGCGACACTGGCCCAAGACGCAGGCACCTTCGTGGCTGCTGACGTGACCAGCCCAGCGACGACTTCTACGACTGACGTGCGTGGCTCGTACACGCCCTCCAGCGCATGTAACGGCAGCAAGCGACTCGTGATGGCGATAGCCCTGCCCGCCATCGCGGTTGGCCCCAATGCCACACGCATCGGTGCTGTAGGCGTAGACCAAGTCTAAAGGCCCCCTCCCATGGCCACCGCCACTACGTCGGGGACCGTAGGCACAACAGTAGTCGATGTGACTACGTTTATCGAGCACGCCTTCCGGCGTGCCGGTAAGCTGCCTTCGACCATCTCCAGCGAGCAACAGCTTGCGGCCCGGGAGAGCCTGTTCTTTTTGTTGGTTGACCTCGTCAATGACGGGATCAACCTCTGGTGCATCAACCGCTTCGTGATCCCTGTGCTGCAGGGCCAAGCGGTCTACGCGATGCCTCCGGGGCTGTCGGACGTGATGAGCATTGCTTACCGGACGTCCACGGTGCTGACCGGGTCGACGGTTGCCGGGGTGGACTACACCGGGATCAACTTCGGCGCCACGCTGACTTCCCCCACGAATGTCGAGATCTCCTTCACCTCGGCTGGCATCCCCGCGCTGGTGATCGAGTACTCACAGGACAACATCACGTGGCTGCAGGTCGCACAATTCGCGCTGCAGCAGTCCACCGTCCCCGCCAACTTCGCGCTGGCTCAGGACATCAACAACAGCCCACCAGCGCCCTTCTGGCGGGTGCGTGACACCTCGGGCGTGCTGCTGCCTGTGGGTAGCGTCACGTGGAGCAATGCGCCCGTAGAGATCCCCATGGACCCCTACAACCGCGACGACTACTGGGATCTGCCGAACAAGACCTACCAGTCGAACCGCGCGCTGCAGTACTTCTTCGACAAGCAGATCGACCCGCAGATCTTCATCTGGCCGGTGCCTCAGGCATCGACCGATCAGCTGGTGGTGCAGTACCAGCGCCAGATCCAAGACATCGGCGCCTTCACCAATCTGGTGGAGGTTCCCCAGCGCTGGTACGAGTACACCATTTTTGGCTTGGCCGAGAAGGTCGCCCTTGAGCTTCCCGCGCAGGAGCTGCCCCCGGGCCGTCTGGATTATTTGACGGGCAAGGCCGAGTACCACAAGACCCGTGCATCGAACAGCGAGTCTGACGGTGCACCGATCAAGCTGCAACCTAACCTGCGGGGGTACACACGGCGATGAGTCTCTACCTCAACACCCTCGGCGAGGCCTCTCTGGCCATCGCCATCTGCGACCGCTGCAAGATGAAGCGGCCGATAGGCATGCTCGCCAGCGACCCCAATTCGCCCGGTGTGCGGGCCTGCAGCGATACGTGCATCGATGTCCTCGATCCATGGCGCCTGCCTGCCCCTTCACCCGATAAGATCACCCTCCGGTACCCACGGCCTGACGTACCGCTCACCCCTTAGGAGCACACCATGCGCCCAGTAAACGTAACCGTCAACACCGTCGCCGCGAGTGCGTGGATCCCCTTGGACGTCACCGAGAACCCGGCGAGCACGCAGATTGGCTGCCGCGTCCTCGCGGGTGCCACGGCCACCTACGGGGTGGACTACACCTACGACGACCCATTCGACACGACTACCGCACCTGTGGTGTTCAGTCAGCTGACCAACATCCCGACGGGCTCCACCGCGAACAAGGACCAGACCCTGTCGGGGCCGATCCGCGCGGTGCGTTTGAACGTCGCCGCCGTGACCGGTGCGGGCGTCAAGATGACAATCCTCCAAGGCATCGGAGCGTAAGCCATGACGACAGGCTACACAGACCAATTCGGCGGGAGCACGATCAACCCGGCGCAGGTTGCGTACGCCTCGTTGTCCCTGTCCGCGAACCTGAGCACCTACTGGCCCGCCTTCGCGACGGGCACCCAGCAGCCGCTGGCGCGCATTATGGACATCGTGACCACGGTCGCGGGTGTCGTGATCCGCTTGCCCGACGCTGTCATCGCGACACTGGGGCAGGACGTATTCTTCAACAACAAGGGTGCGAACAGCTACCAGATAGCCGACATCGGCGGCAACGTCATCGCGACCATCGCCCCGGGCGCGCTGCGGTACGTGTACCTGATCGACAACACGACCAACAACGGCCTGTGGACAAGCGTGCTGTTCGGCACGACTGCCTCGAGCCCAGACGCATCCCAGCTGGCGGGTTACGGCATCAAGGCCATCGGCTCCACGCTGAACCAGTCAAGCCAAGCCTCCACGATCAGCACCAACCAGAGCTTCGGAGAAGCCGACAGGGCCAAGCTATTCGTGAACGTCGGGGGTGCAATTAACAACACGCTCCCCCTGACGGCGACGGTTGGCAACGACTACTTCTTGGAGATCCGCAACCAAGGCACCGGCACTGTCACCTTGACGCCTTCAGGCGGCGAGCTGATCGACGGCAGCGCATCGATCACGCTGCAGCTCAATGAGAGCTGCTTCGTCAACGCCGGCACGGGTGCGTGGTACACCGTTGGCCGTGGGCGCAACACCCAGTTCAACTTCACCCAGCTGCTGAAGACAGTCACCGGCGGCACCGCCACGCTGACCCTGACCGAGGCCTCGAACGTGGTGCAGACCTACTCGGGCACATTGCTGTCCAACGAGGTGCTGGTGCTGCCGGCCGTGGTGCAGGTCTACTACATTGCAAACAAGTGCACCGGGGCCTTCACCTTCACCATACAGAGCCCAACCCCGGGCTCTACGTTGGTGCTGTCGAACAACCAGAACGCAGTGATATTCTGCGACGGCGTGAACGTGATCAACGCCTCCACATCCATCGCAGGTATCACCTCCCTGCTGCTGGCAGCCGGCAGCGCTGGCAGCCCCTCGCTGGCCTTCTCCGCAGCCAACAACGGCATATTCGCACCCAGCAGCAGCGCGATAGCGGTCAGCGCGGGCGGCACCGAGGTCACCCGTTGGTCGAGTGGTCAAAACCTCACCGGGGCGGGCACCGTTGGCGCCCCATCGTGGTCCTTCACGGCGTCCCCCGGCACAGGTATCTACCGCCCAGCTGCGGATCAGGTGGGTATCGCCACCAACGCGACGCTGCGCATGCTCTTCGACGCCACTGGAGGGGTCACCCCGGGCGCTGCGGTTACGCAGGACTTTGGGGCTCTGGCGACCGCATGGGCCACCACCTACTCCAATGTCTTCCGTTCGGTCGTGGCGACCGGCACGGCGCCCCTGATCGTGGCCTCCACGACCAAGGTAACCAAC